AACTAGTAGTTGCCGCCATGATTGTAGTCTCCTAAGTAAGCGGTTTATTTCTTAGCTAACATCATTGCACGGTAAGCCTCTTTGCCACCGTTGTTCCAGTTAGCTTCCATATCTACCGCCGACATAGGTTTCGACGTGGAACCACCTACCGCAGTCTGCGAGCCAGCGCCACCAGATGACGCCTTAACGAAGTGCGGGTTTGTTGACAAGAAATCACCGACCAACTCGTCAACAGTAAGAGCATCGCCCTTGTCGTTGTATCGTGGCGTTCCGTTCGCATCGTGAACCTCTGCGGTGCCGTCTTCAGACAGCCGAACCGAGCCACGTAGCAACTGACTGACTTGCTCTGCCGAGACTGCATTGTTTCGGCTTGCCGCTGACAGTAATGCCCCATCAACTAACTGCGTTTCGAGGCGTTGCTTGTAAGTCCTGATTTCTAAGTCTTTCTTTTCGACGGTCTGCTTCAGAATTGACTCGAACTCTCCCCGCTCTTTCTGCTTCTCAATTTCAGCCTCTTGCTGACGTTGTAGAAGTGACTTAGCTTCGTCGAGGTCGATACCGTCTAGCTTCTTCTCGTACTGTCGCTTGGTGCGAGCAACACGGTCAGCCACTATGCGGTCTAACTCTTCTTGCGTGAACGTCTTTAAGTCCTGAACTTCTGGTGTTTCCACTGCGGCGTCAGTTACCGCGTCTGCCATGATTTCATCGCTCATGTTACGAATCCTCTTTCGAGTAGGGTTAATTGTATCAAATTAGCGTGACTTGCGCTTTTTCTTGCGCTTGTCTTTCTTGTGGTACGGCATACGTCCTCCTATTCAGGTACAGGCACCCACCAGTGCCGACAGTTGTAACCACCTCTTACACGGAACGGGTCGCCAGAGCGTTTGCCCTTCCACGAGTCGTCCCATATCTCGTAAATCTCGTCTGTCGTGTACTCCTTGCCGACATGCTTTTCACAGAAGGGCCGCGTTGTTTCAATCGTATCACCTTCGTAACGAAACTTGGTAATGCCTGCCTCTGCCGCGCTTGCGGCTACCAAGGTAGCGCTAAATTCAAACAGTGCATCGTGCAACATAGTGCCTGAGTAGCGTTGCAAGTCAGAGGTCAAAAGACTATTTAGCTCGTCAAGACTTGCGCTGAATGGCGTACCCGACAGCGTGTTGTTGTATACCTGCTGGTACAACGCCTCTGCAAAGTCGTCAGCCAATGCCTCGTGACCCGTGAAACTGAACTGCTGAAGCTGTCCGATGACTGACTGCGGTACACGGAAGTCGGCGAACTGCTCCATAAACTCCTGCGTCAGTGCTACAGCGTCAGGGTACTCGCGGATAATGTCATCAATGACCGTCAGGTATTCATCGCGTACAAGGCCGTCTATTTGCGCTCTAAGGGCAAGTGCGGCATCTAGGTCAAACAGCACACCGTCACGTAACGGAAGGCCAGCAAGCGCATCTGTCAGCCTTAGACGTAGCGACTCCATAGCAAGCAAAAGGCGACGCTCATGCTCCGAGGTCGCCCGTTCTAATGCGCGTGTAAGTTCCTCACTGTCCATCAGTCAGCGTTTGCACTGGCTCGACTAACTGGTCGCCGCCAGCAATCTCATCAAGCCCAATCTTCTCGCGCACCTCGTTAGGTGTCACTAGGCCGCTATCAATGTGGTACTTGTAAATCTGAGTCTCTTTAGCAAAGTCACCAACCGCTGTCGTAGCAGTCTCAATCTCCTCATGCGCCTGTGCAAGTACATTGTCATCCAGTACGAGGTCAGCAATCTTCTTGTCAATCTCACGAAGCAAAGTGACAGACTTAACGCCGCTTGCGCGTGTCTGCTGTAAAAAGCGAAGCTCAGAATCGTAGTCACGGATATCGAAGCTGTCAGGGTAGTCAATCTCTACCTCGTGCAACGGATGCCCCTGCCATGTACACCACAACTGCCATAACTGCTCTTCGGCTAACTCAAGGATGTCAGCTTTCTCAGCGAGTTTAGCGTTTAACATCTGAAACTCTGTCTGCATTGCCACGCCTGACTGTGTGATTGCCTCTGTGCCACGTACTGCGCCCATGTGTGCCATGCGGTTAATCGACTCAATCTTGTCTTCGATAGAGGCGCGTATGGCGTCTAGGTTAGCGCCAGAGGGTTGCATCTGGTACGGCTTGAGTGCGCCGTCCATATCGTCGCTGATGTTAATTACCGCACCTGCACCTGCACTAGCGTCCGTGTCGTAGGTCTTAACCAGTGTTGGGTGGTTAGAGATGCGAATCAATTGCTCGATTTCCGATAGCTCTTGGTAGATAGCCTGTTGCATGTAGGCTATGTCACTGATGTCGCTAATGCCAATGCCGCGTACCACTGAGCGGTTAGAGGGTAGGTGTACTGCTGGAATCTTGCCGATGGGGTTGTCGATAGTCTCGATGACGTTAGCCTCGTCACCGTGATAACGCACTAGCTGTATCGTCTCGCGTGTCCAGATTCTGAAATACGTCTCGGTCGTTGTGCCGTCAATACGGTTTACTGACTCACGAACTTTCATGTAGGTCAGTTCATGGCGACCGCTAGGCATTCGCTCGTACTTCCAGTCGTAGACATTCTCAGGCGTGATTAGCGTGACGTAGGGGCGAATCTCCTGCGCCAGTTCCTCTGCCCGTGTGCCTGCTGTTGACTGCGGCTTATCAAGCATAATCCAGACATGGCCGTATACGCTTGACCATATCTGTGCCTCACGCATGAAGCTGTTAAAGCTCTGCCCGTCGAGGTTGCTGTCCTTTAGAAACGCCTCTAGGTCAGCACTGCCTTCCATCTGCTGATAGTTACGAGTAGGGGGTACACGCCACAGGAATGACGAGTAGACATGCACGACATTACGGCAGTGATTGTCGAGCGGCGTTAGTGCTAGTCGTCTGCTGTAGGCGTTCTTGTCTTCGTTGAGGTAGCTAGTCAGGTATGACCCATCTCTATAGTCTTGCCCACCCATGTAGCTTCGGAGGTAAAACTCCCAGCGAGCGATATTATTTTCATAATCGGGGTGCTGGTATTCAATGTCTTCGTAATACATTTACGTCCACCTCTGCGGGGCTTGCGGCGCGTTTGCCTTTCTAATTGGGAATAGATACTCCACCGCATAACCAAGTGCGTCGTTCATGTGGTCAAAGCCATCCTTCTCGGGCTGACTGGTGCCTTCCTTGTAGGTATGGCGTTCCAATGACTCAATCACCTTCTTGCACTTAGGGTCAACGTATAACCGCCGCTGTCCATCGTTAGATAGTAGGCGACTGTTCACCGCGTTAATTCTGTCTCGTACTGCCGCATGAGAGTTTCGGACGCGTACCTCGAAACCCGCGTTCTGCAGTATAGACAGGTCTGTCCTGCCACCTGCGCTTGTCTTACGTTGCCGACTCGCAGGGTCAGGGTATATCACTATTGTACCATTTCCGTAGCGTTCGCGAAGCTCTGCGACCATCTCATCGGTATTCGAGCCAAACATCACAATTTCGTCGAAGATATGAAGCGTGTCGCCCTTGCGTGTCATCAGCACAGCAGACATCGGGTCTAGGTTAAAGTCCATGCCGACGTGTATGACATGACGGTCATCAGTGTGTCGTCGGACAGATTCCTCACGCTTAAAGCCGTAGTAGATGATGCCGCTGTAGTTGACGAATTGCGCCTCGTACTCTTGCTGAAAGGTACGCTCATCCAAGTCTGCTCGCGCGCTCGCAATCTCATTTGCCTCGACATTACCCCCCTCAATGGTCGTGTACTGATAAGACTTCCATCCTTCATCACCATCTACTCCTTTGCCGTACAGGTCATAAAAGTGGTTGCGCCCTTTAGGTGTGCCAATAAAAACAGCAGAGCCAACCCTATCGCTGAGTGAGGGTCTAAGCACCTCGTACCATGCTTGTGGGCGCATATCGGCAAACTCATCTAGCACGACAAAGTTTAACGAGCGGCCTCGTAGGTTGTCAGGCTTCTCTGCGCCCTTAAGCGAAATGGTTGAGCCGTTTAGCAGGCTGAGAGTCAGCGCCGTCTCATTAGTTTTGGCAATGTATTCGGGCGGTATTTGGCTAATGAGCATTTCCCACGCTATTTCCTTTGCCGCCTTATAGGTCGGAGCCACATACCAGACGTTCTGGTCTTTGGCGATTAGTGCGCGGTTGAGGAGTTCCGCTGTGCTTAGAAATGTCTTGCCAAATCGACGGCCAGCTACGACAACGCGGAAGCGTGACGTGTCGTCGAATATTTTAGTCTGCGGTTTCGTCAATATCATCGCGTGTCAGCTTGATAACGACGGGCGGTAAGTCTTGCGCCTCGGGTTGTGCTTCTTTCCAGCCTGCCTGTGTCTTTAAGTAGAAGATAGCCGCCGCCGTGTTGCCTGACTTGGCTTGGCTAATAAGATTTGAGCCGATACCAGCTATAGCTTTGGCCTGCCCCTTTTTATAGTGTTCGGAAAGGCGGTCGTCGCGTTTACGCATTTCATAGAACGTCGTGCGCGATATTCCAAAGTAGTCAGCTATTTGGTCGGTGTTTAGTACAGCCGCTAGGGTTTCCACCTCACGCAACTGGTCATCGTCTAACACCTTAAGGGGACGCCCCGTCTTACTCATCGAAGGCTTCCCCTGTGTCGGCGTTTATAGCCTTTTTGCCTGTGTAATCCTGCCACCGCTTTATAATTACGTCGCAGTATTTAGGGTCAAGCTCCATCATGTATGCGTCAATGCCATGCTTTTCTGCCGCAATTAGTGTTGAACCTGAACCACCAAAAAAATCGGCAATAGTTCTTGCGCTTAAATTAAAGCGTTTAATTATCCACTCCATTAAAGACACAGGCTTTTGCGTAGGATGCACTCTGTTAGTTTTTTCGCTTGCCTGAGTAAATTGACGCACTACACTGCGAAAGTTTGCCCAAGCCAGCTCGCAATCTGTTTGGTCGCTTTGCCCGTTGTTCTTATCCCATACGAGCCAGCACTCGCTGTCAGGCAATGCACTGCAGTAGTAGTTTGCACCCCACCAAATTTGCTTGGCATTTGGATATAGCGAATGAATAAGGGTAAATGCGTCTTTCGCAACCGTTGCATCATCATCGCCCAAAATGTCGCCATCATAGTTTTTCGACAACACTGCTGACTTGCTTACTGCATTCATTCCATAAGGTGGGTCAGTGTGTATTAAGTCGATGTAATCACCCTGCGTCAGCTTTTCAATGTCTTCAGGGTCAGTCGCACTGCCACACATAAGCCGATGATTGCCTAGCACCCATATATCGCCCTCTACCGTTACAGGTGTTTCAGGCACGTCAGGCACGTCATCCTCATCGGTGAGTCCCTCTACCTGCTCAGGCTCAAGCAGTTGTGCCAACTCATCTGAGTCAAAGCCAATTAGGTCAAGGTCAAAGTCTAGCTCTTGCAGTCGCCTTAGCTCTGCCGTCAGTGCATCGGTATCCCAGCCAGCATTTAATGCCAGTTTGTTATCAGCTATGACGTAGGCTTTCTTTTGCGCCTCAGTCAGTCCCTCAAGGGTAATCGTCGGCACCTCATTGAGGTTAAGACGCTTTGCCGCCATCAGTCGCCCGTGGCCTGCAATGATGCCTGCCGCGTCGTCGATAAGTATGGGATTGGTAAAGCCAAACTCTTTGATGCTTGCGGCTATCTGCGCCACCTGCTCATCTGAGTGAGTTCGAGAATTCATTGCATACGGAAGCAAGTCCGTTGTCGGTACATAGTCGATTGATAGACTCATATTTTATAAAGGTGACGGTATACCTTCGGCCCACAGTAGGCCATGAGTTTGCCCGTCTTTCACTTCTCCGCGTTTGATGTCTTGGTCTGACATGGGGTATGTCTCTACCGCGCCGTCATCGAATGCGACGAGATAGTTACCTTCATTTCTTGGCATATTGCCCTGTACTACGGGCCGCCAGTCTATTGTTACTGTCTGCAACATATAGTGTCCCCCGCGACATATTATACCAATATATGCCAAAAGGGTGCGGACAATAAATAAGCGGTATTTATTTGCCGCAAAAAAAAGCCCGTACAAGACGGGCAAAGGGTTTCTCACACCATCGTGCTACGGACTGTAGCGGACGATTTCTAAGGGCGGCTCTTCATTGGTTTTGAGTTTGACCACCCTGTAATCTGATAGTACGGCCATGTCTTCCTGATGCCGTGTCGCCATTGCTTGTGCGGCTTGCATTGCGATGACCCAGTTTTCTAGCTCCTCGTCAGTCGCCCTTACAAACCTGCTGATAAAGTTTTCGCCAGTCGGGATGTCCGTCTCTGCCATTGGTCTGCCCCCACAAATCCACCATTTCACAATACTCCTTTTCTATCTGGAGCGCCTCTTCGTAGTCACCTTGCCCTGCTATCCCGAACGCCGTAACTATCAAGATGATTGCTATAATGCCTAGCGCCATCGCATCCGTCGATAATTCCTTCATACAAAACCCTCACTCTCTCGTTATTGCGTAGCTTGTTCAGCGCCGCTGTTTCGATTTGCTTAACCCTCTGACGTGAAATGCCCATCTCTGCGGCTACTTCTGTCAGTGTCATTTGCTCTGAAAATTTACTCATCTGCCCCCCAGCAAAAGGCCGCTTATGCGGCCTGATAACGGTGTTGATAAAGCGCGTCTTGATATGCGCTCTGACAATTATTTTGGGTTGCTTGAAAAACATCACCGACAGGCGTGATAACAACCCAAAGATTACGCTCACCTTTACGAGCAATGTAACCATACTTCCAGTTACCGCAAGCGCCTTTTACCGTTACTTCGTTTTTCATAGCGTTGATTCCTCATATCAGTGACTATGAGTACTAATCTACAAGCTAGTTTTATCCCTTGCAAGCACTTTTTTATCTAGTTATGTAAATAATATGGGGGAAAAGGTGCAATGTGACAATTCAGGCAGTTTAGTTACCCGTAGTAACGGGCGATTTCTGCAATGAATTGGTCTTCGTTGGGATGGCGAGACAGGCGCTTAAGGTAGGTTTCCTCGTCAACGCCTTTCTCTCTACCTAGTCGAGCAAGTAGCTCTGCGGTTTTGTCAGTAACGACGATGTGGTGCCGCTCTGCAAAATACTGCCGTTGGCTCTGTACACACATGACAACATCCTCCTGTTGCCCTGCTATTATAGCACATAGGCAATCAGTTATACGAAACCATCACGTAGTCGGGGTTCTGCTCTTTCTTGCGTATCTCTTCGCGGTAGTGTTTCGCTATCTCATCGCGAGTAGCTTTGTTGTCTTTCATGAAGCCACGGGCTTTCTCTCGCAGTATGTCCATATGGCCTTCGCCGAGATACTCGTTGCAGAAGTCAGCGAACATGATTGGCGACTCGGTGAACAGGCGGTGGCAGGTGTAACAGCCAGTCAGCAAATTATCGAGGGAGTAGCGAACCACTTTACTTCTACGGCCATATATATGCATGGCCTGATTCGTCTCTGTATTGCCACAGCGCACACAAGCACCATCACGAAGGCGCACTGCTTTACTGCACCAGATGTCAGCGTTGGTTCGCTTTATCGCCATAGTACGTCTCTTTGGTAAATTGTCGCTCGCGCAAGATGGCTTTCTCCCAGTTGCCGCAATCGCAAAACCAGCCTCTTAGCTTGCCGTTGTCACCTGTGAATTGTGGCCTCATGCTTGTGCCGCAGTCAGTGCATTTCACTGGGTAGCCTCCAGTCTTCAATGTTTGCGAGCAAAGCCGTAAGCCAAGAAGTAGTAAACGACTCAATATCCACATCTATCGTAATCCCCTCGGGACAGGCTACGTCGATATAAACGTCAGTCATGTCGTCATTGCGTGTGTTTGTTGTTGCCGCTGTAATCGCATCGACCCTGCACACCACTTGCCCACCGTCAGGTAGTGGCATGGACAATATCGGCATTTTAGTGGTCACTGTAGCGCCTCGATACCTACCTTGAAGCGGCTGAACTCGCCATGCTCCTTGTCCAATACTACACAAGAAATCGACCGCTGTGACCCGTAGCCACTGGCTGAGTGCCATGCATCAGGCGGTGGCAGTACACTCCAGCTTTCCCATGTCAGCCCACCTAGCTCCTCTGCTTGCTTGTGGTGAATGTGGCCTGTCCACGCAAAGCGGTATTTAGTTCGTCCCCACTGCTCGGCATAGTCGCGTGTGATTGCCTCGTACAGTTGTCTAGTGCGTATCTTATCGCCGTGATGCGTCACTACGAAATTATTGCCCCACTCAAAGTGGATAAACTTGTTGAAGTTGTCGAACACCTTCACCCGCTTGTCTTTCTCGTAGTACATGCGAAGCATTTCGTTAAGCCATAGCGAGGCATCAGGGTCGTGATTACCGCGAGCGTTAATTAGCCATACCTCATCGTACTGTTGGAGCATACGGGTCACGATAATCTGAAATAGATTGCCTGCGGCACGTATCGTCTTGCCTGCCCTGCCATCTACATCTAACGACGTTCCTGAGCCTGTCTCCCCTTTGAGGTTGTTAGCGTGAATCATATCGCCCACGTTGAGCAGTACGCCTACTGAGCAATCGCCTGTGCTTTCCAATAGCTTATCCACGCCTTTTATCAGCGTGTCTTGTGCTATGTGCAAGTCCCAAGGGTCACTACCCGTCTCAGGACTCCACGCCAGCATGCCGAGGTGATGGTCGCCGACGATGGTGACAGCCATGCGCTCTTTAAGTTTTTTGGCTTTGCTTTTCTTAACAGGCTTGGCGAGTCCTTTTAGCTCGTCTTTCAAGCCTTCTTTGAAGTGCGCTAATGCGACCTGTAGCGCATGCTCTTTGTCAGACTGGCTTTTCACCCATTGACCGACAGGCTTGCCCTCGTCGTTGTAGTAGGTCGAGACACCCTTAACGGTAAAGCCGTCAGGTACAGGGTGCGTGTAGTCGTGGTCTGGACTGTAACCCTGCTTTGCGGCTACTGCCTGCACTGCTTGTATGTGAGTGACTACAGTACTACGAACTAAACCCAACTCTTTCGCGATGACTCGCTGGCTTTTACCTTGCTCTACTCGGCTGATAACTTCTCTCTGCCTTTCGGTTTTGCAAAACTGTAATAGGCTCATGCCTACCCCCCCAGTTTGCTGTACTCCGAATTTTGAGGCTTGGTAATTTTGACCCCCAAGTCAATACACCATGCCTCTACTTGTTGCATGAAGTATAACATTTCTCCCCTGTCTAGCGTCGAAGTGCGCCGAACCTGCGCAGGTATGGTCGTGTTAGATATTTCGAGGTCTTCTGTGCCGAGGAATTTGTACTTGACCATCATCTTGATGTCTTCTTCAGTGCCAGTAAAACCGCCTTTCTTTTTGAAGTGCCTAAGCATGTCACGACACCACACATGAAATAGGTCGTTTTGACTCATTGAGCGGCGCGGCTTGTACTCCTTAACCTGCCACGAGACTGGCTTATCCCAGCACCACTCCGTTTCAAGAAAGGTTTGAAAGGCCTTGATGCGGTCTTTGATTTCAATGGGGTCTTTGATTAGCCAGAACTCTCCCATCATCGCGTAACCCTCTCGCCCTCAAACGTCTCAAGGCATGACTGCCTAAAGCGTTCGCTCTTCATAAAGTCGTGGGTAAGGTCGTCTAACTGAGTCCACTGCTTCATTGGCTTCTTACCACTCTGCTCGTACTCTTTCTGTGCAAATGGACTGCCGCCCTTTTGGTTGGCCCGTGACAGCCATGAGTTGACGAAGCGAGGCATACCCCGCTCAGTCTTGCGCTTTGGTTCGTTAGAGTCTAGCCATACGGTCATCACGTTAAGTTCTGCGAATACATCGACCTCGGGGTAGGCGTGTTGCCAGCTTAGTATTTGCTCGTCTGTGGGT